CTGGTGCGTTTGCTCCTACCTTGAGTGGTGGCAAGGTTTACGCTGCTGCTGATACTATCGACATCACGCTTGGTACTGCTGTACCAGCCGCTGCTGTTGTGCGTGTCTTCGCAATGTTTACAGACATCAACTAAACGGCATTAGGATAGGGGCTTCGGCCCCTTCCTTTTAGGAGAACAATATGTCAAATGTAACGGCTGTACATGTAGAAGCTACAGGCACTGTGGCTACTGGGCGGCGTCAACTACGTGGGTATCACACAATAAGTGGTGGTACTGCTGGTGATGTTATTTTTCGTGATGGTGGTTCTTCTGGCACTGTAAGATTGCAGTTCAATATCGGCACTGGTACGCAGCCTATTGTGATGTCAATTCCTGACGACGGCATCTTATTCACCACCGATATTCACGTGACACTTCCTACATCAGCAAAAACTACGGTGTTCATTGAGGCTGTGTAATGGCTACCAAAGACTCAAGACTAGAGCGTGCTGGAGTATCGGGTTTTAACCAACCCAAGAAAACTCCGAATCACCCTACCAAAAGTCATGTAGTTGTGGCAAAGTCTGGTACTGAGGTCAAGACAATTCGGTTTGGGCAGCAAGGCGTAAAAGGTGCAGGAGCGAATCCTACAACTGACAGCGAAAAAGCCCGTAAGAAAAGTTTTGAAGCTCGTCATGCAAAGAACATCGCCAAAGGCAAAATGTCTGCGGCTTACTGGGCGGATAAAGTTAAATGGTAGCTAAACCAAAATCTACTGTAAACGCCGCAGGTAACTACACGAAGCCTGAGTTGCGTAAACGGATCGTGTCTCAGGTAAAGGCGGCAGCAGTACAGGGTACAGGTGCAGGCCAGTGGTCAGCACGTAAAGCACAACTTGTTGCCAAGAAATATAAAGCCGCCGGTGGCGGATATAAGGATTGATGATGGCATGGTCTGACGTTCTCAAGGCAGTTATCCCCGTCGTAGTGGCGGCGCTCGCTTGGCTTTTGGGTCAGGTCAATGATTTCTCCACCCGGTTGACTAGAGTTGAGGGCGCTATGCCCGCGCTAATCACTAAAGAGGGTGTCCCAACGGATAGCCCAATCTCTGCCGAAAAGCGAGCAATGCAAAAAGAGGCGCTGATGACTCACATCAATGAGTTGCAGGTCAAGGTCAGGCTGTTGGAAGAACGTGAGAAACTGGGCAAAAAATGAAAGCCCCGCAAAAGTCTCTTAAAGATTGGGGTGACCAGAAATGGCGCACCAAAAGTGGCAAACCTTCAAGTAAGACCGGAGAACGGTACTTACCTGAGGCTGCAATAAAAGCGTTGACCCCCGCAGAGTATGCGGCAACCACCAAAGCAAAACGCGATGGCAAAGAAAAAGGTCAGCAGTTTGTAAAACAACCCGCTAAAATAGCGAGTAAGACATCTAAATACCGATAGGAGTTTTAAATGGCACGTTTCCTAAGAAACAAGAAAGACGGTTTCATTTACGACTGGAATCCCATCCTTGCAGAGAACTCTATGTGTGAGGAAGTGACTGAGGAAGAAGCTTTCCCCGAGAAGTTCATTCCGAAGAAACAAAAAGGGCGCAAGTCTGATCTTGACCTTACTACCCCCGAAGAAGCAATCCCTGAGGCTCCTCCTGTGACCAATGAGGAAGTCAATGCTGAAGCATCTCGAGGTCTACCTGAATGATACTTAACACTGTAATCACTGAGGTTCGCAGATTACTGCAAGACATCAACTCACCGCAGCGCTATAGCGATGTGGTGTTGTTGGGCTTTGCGAATCAGGCGTTAAAGCGCATTGCTGTGCTTCGCCCAGACCTCTTTGCTTACATTGGGGCGATCCCTACCACTGCTGGGTCTGTCATTCAATCTATGCCGTCTGATTCACTCCGAGTCATGGAGATATTCTCTGTGCAAGGTGGCAACGGTGTTACCGAGGTAAACCGTGAGGCGCTTGACCAGACGTACCCAACATGGATGAACGATACCGCTGGGCCATGTGTGAACTGGATGCGCCATGTGCGTAACGCCAACAAGTTTTTCATCTACCCCAAAGCGCCAGCGGATCAGGTATTGATCGGGGAGTATTCGCAGACTCCTCCAGACTATGACGGCACAACAACTGTGACGTTGTTGTCAGATGGCTATTTCCCAGTCGTTGTTGACGCGACAGTGTTCTTGGCTGAGTCAGTTGATAACGAACACGTAAACTCACAACGTGCTGCCTTGTTCCAGCAGTCATTTACTCAAGCCTTGGGCGTTAGCGCACAGGGTAGGGTTATTACTGATACCGAACAAGCTGGCCTCAAATCGACTGAGGTTGTCTAATGTCTGACCGCACATTCCTTTCACTGGTTACTCGTCTTGCACCTAGCGTGCCGGGATGCCCACAGCCAATCGTCGAACACGAAAGAACCCTGTCATGGCGCTATGAGCAGCCTAAGATCAGACTTACGCCGGGAGTCTATGAGTACCCCTACGAGAATCCTACAGGGGCAGAGGTTCATGCGTTCCTATCAGTCTCGCTAAACGGCTCAAACATAGAGCCAGCGACCCTTGAGCAGTTGACTCGCAAGTACCCAGCATGGCCTGATCTGACTCCTGAACAGTTGTCTACCCCGCAGAATGTCTGCCAGCTAGACTCTGACAATTTTGTACTTGCACCCGTACCAGATGCCACAGTTGTTTACGATCTGAAGATGATCGTAGCCCTTAAACCTTTGCGTACTTCATCAGCAATGTCAAAGTCTGTACTGGATGATATTGAGAATGTTGTCATGCACGGAGCCTTACAGCATCTGTTGGTGCTGCCCAATAGAACGTGGACTGATCGTGAGTTAGCCTCATACCACGCCAAACAATACTCATTTAAAACGTCTGAGCGACGGGCTAGGGCCAATCTTGGTGCTGCTCGTGCGTCGATGACGGTTCAAATGCGTCCATTTGCATGAGGTAATTATGGCAACAGATGTCATCCGATTAGTAGAAGGCGACGAGAAGCCGCTTATCGTCCTCACCTTGACGGACGACATTACAGGCACGCCCATAGACCTATCCTCTGCGTCAACAACTGTTAGTGTGAAATTCCGTAAGGCTGCTACTACAACTCTGCTTTCTACAATTTCTTGTACAAAGTTGAGTGGCGGCACTACTGGGCAGGTACAGTTCGGTTTCTCTGGCGGTGTGCTCGACGTCGACGCTGGTGCATACGAGGGCGAGGTTGTTGTAGATTACAACGGCGCTGTTCAGACAGTCTATGAAACATTGCGGTTTACGGTGAGAGCAAACTTCTAATGTCCAACATCAAGGTATCTGCTGCTGTTACAGCGCTTGTTACCGCAGTTGCGGTGGCAGGGGCTATTGCTGTATCAGTCAGCCCCAATACCTATGCTGTTTCCGCACAGCCTGAGAACATCATACGGCTATCGGCATTTGTCGTGCCAATGGAATATTTGGAGGAGCAGACAGTCAGTGTGTCTGACTTCCGCCAGATCACAGTTGAGGTTGTAAAAGCTGACGAAGTTTTAATTGACGATACCGTGGCGTTTGCTCCTGAATTGGCCTTTGCAGACTCAGTTACTGTCGCGGACTCAGTGTTCAAGAATTTCACTGAGGCAGTTGACTTTGACCGCAACGATGCAGACGTAGACCCAGACCCAGTTACGATGGCCGATGTTGCTACTCGGCAGGTGGATAAGGTTCTTGCAGATACCGCGACTACGACAGATGATAGTGTGCTGTCGCCCGGTAAAGTACTCACAGATTCAGCTACTGTTGATGACGCAGTTAACACCCTAGCTGTTGGCAAAAGCCTGTCGGACACATCGACGATTACAGATACGTCACCAGTGTTTGACACAGCCAAAGTTGTTGTTGATAGTGCGTCGGCTACCGATGCAGCAGCGCTCAATGTAGATAAGGACGGTATTGCCGATACTGTTACGGCTTCAGACTCTCCATCTCTACAGCCTGATCTTGTCAAGATTGACTCGGTTACTGCTTCAGACTCAGTGAATACCCTAGATATAGGGAAAACCCTTACTGATTCTGCAACAGCATCTGATGCTGCACCTGTGTTTAACATCGCACAAGTGCTTGCTGATACCGTCACTATGACCGATGTAGTCTACAAAGACTTCACGGAGATGGTGGACTATGACCGCAATGACGCTGACGTAGACCCAGACCCAGTGACTGTTGCAGATACAACTGCTACAGACGTTGTAAAGGTTCTTACGGATACCGCTACATCAGCAGACTCAGTAGCATTGAATCCACAGTCTGTCCAGACTGACACGGTTACAGCCTCTGATACGGCAGTTTTTGATTTTGCGGATGTTCAGACTGACACGGCTACAGCTTCTGACGCTGCCCCCGTATTTGCTCAAAACAAGACAACCGCAGATGACTTTACAGCTTCTGACGATGCCCCTGTGTTCTTAATAAGCCCAGCTTACTCTGATACAGCAACAGCCTCTGACGCTGCACCTGTGTTCAACATTGCGGCAGCCCTATCAGACACCGCTACGATGGCAGATGCTGTAACTTTTGATCTGCTGCTCGGTATAACAACGCCGTTCTATGATTTTGCTTTTGCATCAGATGAGAAGTTTACGTACTACCCAGTGCTGGGTACAATTAACAGTCATCTGATCCACGAACCCCTTGTAAACGGTGAATTTGTGCTGACAATTGACCCCAATGCTGGTATCGTATATACGATCCGCACGGAGTCGGTTGAGTACACCTACAACGGTTACGGACTCAACGAAAACCAACTCAACTAAGGAGTGAATTATGTTCAACGACGCAATTAAGATGACGGGCAATTTAAAGCTCGTTCTTACCGATGAAAACGGTAACATCAAACAGGAAGAAGAAGTAAAAAACCTAGTGGTAACAGTAGGCAAAAACTACATCGCTTCCCGTATGAAGGATGCGACTGCAACCGCTATGACCCATATGGAAGTCGGCACAAGCTCTACAGTGTTCTCAGTTATCAACAAGGGCGCAGCCGATACGCTTGGCATCACTTGGACTGTGACTGTTAACTAAGGAGTTCGGGAATGGGCATTAAACTCTCAAATAACGCCTTTGCTACGTTGGCAGCGGGTATCAACTCGTCTGTAACTAGCATTACGGTGACATCAGGGCAGGGTGCTCGATTCCCAAGTTTAACTGCGAGCGATTACTTCTACGCCACACTGATTGACACATCCAATAACTTGGAAATTGTCAAGTGTACGGCGCGCTCAACAGATGTGTTGACTGTTGTTCGTGGTCAAGAGTCTACAACTGCTCGTGCGTATAGCACGGGTGACCGCATCGAGATTCGCTTGACTGCGCAAACTTTCATTGATGCAACCACAATTACATCATTAGAGCCACATAAAGTAAGTGACCAAGACAATACCGCCACTGGGTACTTTGATTTACCCACTGGTACAACTGCACAAAGACCGGGAAGTCCAGTTGCTGGCATGATGCGGTTTAACTCTACAATTGCACAAGCAGAAATTTATCAAGGCGGTGCATGGGTTGCTTTTGCTACTCAGTCAACGGCTACTGTAGATTATCTTGTTGTTGCTGGCGGCGGTGGCGGTGGCTTGGACTACTATGGCTCAGGGCGAGGCGGCGGTGGCGGCGGTGGCGGCGGTTATAGAGCAGCTTCTAGTTTTGCTGTAGCTCCGGGAAATTCACTTACAGTAACTGTTGGCGCTGGAGGAGCACCGGGGAATACCGGAAACGTAGTTGGTACAAATGGCGGAAATTCTGTATTTAGTTCTATAACTTCTACGGGTGGCGGTGGCGGTGGCGGTCATAGCCCATCTGCAAACATAGTGGGTAATGCTGGTGGCTCTGGCGGCGGCGGCTCTAACGGCGTATCGGGCGGTGCAGGTACAGCAGGACAAGGTTTTGCTGGCGGCACAGGCGCTCCTGATTCCCCATTTTTGGGGGCTGGCGGTGGCGGTGCTAGTGCGGTAGGTGGAAGTGTAGGCTCTGCTCAAACTACTGGCGGTGCTGGCGGTGCTGGTACAGCATCCGCACTTTCTGGTTCATCAGTAACTTATGCTGGTGGCGGTGGCGGTGGCGGTGGCAGCGGTACTGGCGGTTCTGGTGTTGTAATTATTTCTTACCCAAATAATTTCAAACTTGCTACAGCCACAGGTACTTATACCCAAACAAATACTAGTGGAAACTACGTTTTCATCTTCACTGGTTCTGGAACCATCACCTTCTAACTATAAAAGGAAAAACATATGTCACATTTTGCAAAAGTAGTAGATGGTTTGGTAACGCAAGTAATCGTTGCCGAGCCTGAGTTTTTTGCAACATTTGTAGACTCATCTCCCGGCGAGTGGATTCAGACAAGTTACAACACCCGTGGGGGTGTTCATGCTAATGGTGGTACGCCTCTGCGTAAGAACTATGCGGGTATTGGATTTACTTACGACCGTACAAAAGATGCGTTTATCCCACCCAAACCATACAGCAAGTGGGTACTTAATGAGCAAACATGTTTGTGGGAAGCACCAGTACAGATGCCTAGCGATAACCAACAATACAAATGGGATGACGACGCAGGTAACTGGGTTGTAGTTCCTGAGACTGAAGGACAGTAATCATGGGATTAAAAGTCACCAACAACGCCTTTGGCGTACTGAACGCTAGTATCAACAGCAGTGCAACTACGATTGTTCTTGTAGCAGGACAGGGCGCACGCTTTCCTACGCTTAGCGCGGGTGACTATTTCTACGCCACCTTGATCGACACATCGAATAATCTGGAGATCGTGAAGTGTACGGCTCGTAGCACTGACACACTGACAGTCGTACGTGCGCAAGACAGCACAACGGCTCGTGCTTATGCGACCAACGATAGGTTCGAGCTACGCCCAACGGCTGCACTGTTCAACGAGCTTGCTACGACTGCTGAAGGTGCATTACCTAAGTCCGGTGGGGTAATGGCTAGTGGTGGTCGTATTCAGTTTCAGAACTCGGATGGGCACACTTTATACGGTATCAGAGGCACTAGATATGGATATAGCGCATCATACCGTTCTCTGCAAATTGGTAACGGGGCAAACTCGGAAAACATTTCTCTTAATGTTGATGTAAGTGCAATTGCTGGCGGGGCGTTTACTGGGAATGGCAAAGATATTGTCGTACCAAACGGGGTAATGTTTTCTATGCCAAACTCTGGCAATACTGATTTTATTACGCCTATGCAGTTTGATTCGGGTGGTCGGGTGATAACTCCATTACGCCCCGCTTTCTGTGTCACCTCACCTAGTAATGGTAGTAGCAATGCTGTACAGACTTTTACAAATGTCTTACTCAATACAGGTTCGCATTACTCTACTAGCACAGGTAAGTTTACGGCCCCTGTTGCAGGAACTTATCTTTTTAACTGGCATATTCTTTCTAATGGTAACCAAGGATACCACTATGGTTATTTAGAAAAGAACGGAAATATTTATGTTTACGCGCAGCAGTACAACTCTACGGGGGTAACTACAGGGTCTACAACTGGAGGGTCTGCGGTAATTAGTTTGGCGGCAAACGACACGATAGGATACTTCCACTACGGTGGGTCGTACACTCCTGCGTACAACGGAAGCTACTCTGTTTTTTCCGGGCTACTACTTGGATAACTAAAGGACACCAACATGACAAATTACACAATCGCACTTACTGAAGCCGAAAACAAGGCTTTGTCTTACGCCGCCTTCGCGCAGCAAGATTGGATTGACAACGCAGTTCATGAGCGTTGCCGCATTGCTATTGAGGAAATCGTAGCTCTCACAGTACAGAAATGCCTTGAGACAAACACACAGATTCCCGGTAGCAAAGACGCAATGGTAGACCTAGCCTTTGAGCAAGGTTGGGTCAAGACTGCTGCTGAGCGTCAGGCTGAGTTTGAGGCTGAGCGTCTTGCACGCCTAGGCCAAGACGAGACAAACACGAATGTTTGACGGACGCAGACTTCCTCTCGTTATGTTTCCGAACGGCTCATTGATGCGCTGTGAGGTTGTGCCTGAGGGCTGCGTTCTTGTAATTGAACCTGAGGAGCCGAAGGAGAGTGACTTTCCTGCGGTGATTGACCAAACACAAGCGGTACAGGAGGCCGATAGTGTCAACACTACGCGAACTTGAAGTGCAGATAACTTCGCATGAAGCTGTCTGTGCTGAGCGTTATCAAACATTTATCCAACGGGTTGACCGCTTGGAATCGTTAATCATCAAAACCGCTGGTGCTCTGATAGTCGGCATGGCGGGACTTCTTGCGGCTATTATCTTTAAAGGACTTTGAAATGCCTATTAAACTAAAAGAGAAATCTCTAGACGAGATGAAGAAAGATGCTATTAAAAATAGCGTCGATGTACGTGGCTATGCTAAAGGCGGCATGACTTTTAAACCCTGTGCCGGTTGCTCTAGTGCTGCAAAGTGCAAATCAATGGGGCAGTGCATGAAAAAAAGTGGCGCAGGTAAAAAGCCAATGGGCTACGCCAAAGGCGGCATGGTTCAGAAGATGCCCAAAGCCTGTTGATGGAGTGAGATATTGATCCCCTTACTCTACTGGCGATGGCTAGTGCCGCTGTTTCAGCGGTCAAGAAGGGGTGTCAGCTTTATAAGGATGTAAAGAGTGCTGCGGGGGATGTGCAGGCAGTTCT